CCCTGATGAACAAAATGAGACTTAGAAGTAAGTTAAATAAAATAATCAGCAACTCCAATAATGGAGGTTCAGCTGATGATAAACTTAAGAGAATAATTGAAGAACTCGATAGAGTTGCTTCGAAAATGAAGTATTTACAGAAGATCGGAAGATATATTGCTGAGCTTGGGCTTATCGTATATTTTGTGTTGCAAATGCTTCAAACTATCTTTTAAGGGTGATGCCTTTGGGAACGAGATCTTCGCCCATTGGTCACAAGGTAACTGAGTATCTCCGTAACTTAATGATTGACAACACTGGTGTTGTCGAGCGTAAGATATCACAACGAGTTCGAAAATTTGTAGTACCTGAGGTAACTAAATTATTTCGAACTACTAACATTCCTAGCGGTTTGAATGACATCGAGAAGAAGTATAAAGAGCGGGTAGAGTGGCCTAGATCAGTTTATAAGTATAATATACTTAAAGAACAGTGTAGCAAATTCGAAGGTATACGTGACCTACTTCCATGGGACATTAGTATACTAGAAACGCTATCACATCCATGGAAGCCATCCGACTCCTATGTACGTGACCTCGATTTGGAAAGGAATCGGCGTAGTATGACGAAAGGTGCAGGTTTGCCCTTTATGGGACCTAAGAAATTAGGCCTAAGTGACGCCATATTGTACGTTGATGAAAAGATAAAACCTAATCCAATACTGGAAAATTGTTGGTCAATCTTACCCGGTGTCAGGACTCAACAGTCACACCCGAATGATTCGAAAGTGCGTTTGGTATGGGGTACACCAATTAGCTGGTGGCTCGTAGAATGCGAGGCTGTTGATAGTGCGCTAAATAATACTCAGGGTTCCATCTCCCCTAGTCACGATGTGTTTGTCTTTTATACCCAACCCGAAGAATTCGGCAAATGGGTCAGGAGACAAGGGAGTGTGGTGGAGTGGGTTAATTTGGACGCTGAATCTTTTGATTCTAGTGTTACTGCATCTGAATTAGAGCAGATGGTCAAGTATTTTACACCTAATTTTGAATTTCAAGATTTAGTTGTTGAATATTTGCAACGAGCCGACCTACTCATGCCGGAAGGCATAATATCGCGCACAGGCGGGATGCCATCTGGAAGTAAGTTCACTAACTTAGGTGATGGTTTTGTAAATGTACTGGATATATATAATAGCTTTGCTCGTTTTAAGCTCGATAAATTTATCGAAGCTATAGCTGTTAATGGTGATGATATAACAGTCGGTCTAAGTACAAAACTAGAAGGTTCAAACCTAGAAAAGATATCCCATGAGAGCCTTCGAACTATTTCAACTGACAAATCTGTTCTAGGGAATTTTGTCTGGAATTCCAAATGGTATATTGATAGTGAGATAATGACCAGGCCTATATGGCGAGTATTAAATAGTACAATGTATTCTGAGAGGCAGAAATCTGCCATCTTTGGCTCGAAAGAATATGTTGAACTCGCTTTGGCTTCTCAGCTTCAAGACATTGAAGAACATCCTTGTGGTGATGTTGTCATAGAGTTGTACGCTAAATATGTTACGAAGTATCATATTAGTACAATGACTAATGAACAACTCACAGAAGCTGCGGATGCGTATATTGATGCGCATTCGTGGAGAGCAGAATACGAGAC